ACTATATGGTACTTACCTGACTGACGGTTTTGAAGGGCAAATGGTTCGCATTGATAGTGCATACGAAAACAAGCGTAGTAAATTCCTACTCAAACGCAAAGAGTTTATCACAGATGAATTTACTGTAGTATCAGTAGAAGAAGGTCAAGGTAATTGGAGTGGACACATCAAACGCTTTGTTCTAAATCTACCTGATGGAACACAATTCGGCGCTGGTGTTCGTGGTAACCAAGCAACGCTTAGAGAGTTGTTTGAATCAAATAATAAGCCAACATGGGCGACACTACGATACTTCACACCTACACCTGATGGTATTCCACGATTCCCAGTAGTAGTTGATTGGGGAGTCGGAGAACGAAACGACTAAACCCCATTAATAGAAGCAGACTCCACTGAATCTCGGTGGAGTTCCCAAAACATATCTGCCCCACAGAATATCCAATCACCATGATTCTTACTGGTGTACACGATAGAATGTGGGGTTTTCCACCCTAGACTTGCTTGATACGCAACATACTTCCCTTTACGATTGAACTTCATAAACATAATGTTTAGGTCTTTGTCTTCGGCTACTTCCATACATTGGTCTATCCATTTTTCTAGTATGGGAATATAACCCGGCGATAGTAACGAGTGAAATTGAAAATCGGCGTAGAATTTACATTCAGAGTTAAAGTACTTCCAGTTATCAGGCGGAATCAAATCCCCTTTAAATGAACGAATTTGTCCCTCGCTTAGTATCTCAGTTCTCTTTTGATTTTTACCTCCGATGAATGCACCGGAGTTAGGGACACGAATAAACGAACCATTATATAGTTCACTTAAGAATTTTGCTTGTTCTCGTTCATAACCAGAACCTTTGTTTTTTGATTTGTTAGACATTATCACCATCCTATAGAGGTCTTTAACAAGACCTAAGCCCTCATAAAAACTCAAACTTCGTAAACTCAGTTTTCGTTTTTAATCGGTCTTTTCTCTGCCGAGGGCTATTAAGAGAATTATTGTGCTCTTATTTATATCATTACCAGGAGGAGCCACAATTGCCCCGTTGCCGGGGCAAATGGTTAACTCGGATATTACCGAGGTGTCACCTCTGTTTATGGGTTAGTCTCCAGATAGACGAGGTAGGTTGGCGATCCCCTCTTAACCCAGTACTTGCGACTTTCGTCCCAACGGCACCTTAAACATATCTAAACAGACCAATATGAATAAAGCCGGCAGTGATTTTGTATTTCCTGCCATCAGTGTGTGCGTTCTCTGGTTTTTCACAGTTCATCGGCACGGTTACTCTGGTATACATGCGGTTACATGTATTTTCCGCAAGAATAGGTAAGTATCCTTGCTCATTACAGACTATTTTGCAGATTTACGAGAAGCGTGGAAGCGCCTAACCTTCCTATTCTGACGGCAACACCATTACGATGGCAGTCTCAATCCCGGATACAATGTATCATCCAGTTCTGCTTGTAAGTATAGTTCACTACATTTTAGATAGTTTTAGTTTTAAGACGCTATAAGACCTTGGTGGTCGGATTCTGAAGTCGGTTTTTATATAATAATATTCTGGATGTTTCCGTCGTTACTGACGGGTACTATATAATAGGCGTACCAGCCTTCTTGCTCATTTCAAAATTGTTCTCTATTATAGAGTTCAAGTGTTTGATATGAGTTACAGGCATTTCGTGGATTTCAGAAATAGAAACCCCTCCACGCATGTACCAAGTTAATTGTAACAGGTTATAGTGTAACTTGTCAACCTGTTTTTCGTATTTTTCAATACGCTCCTGTATATCTTCCGTGCTGGCTGTTACGAGCCAGCGATGGAAAAATTTATAGGATTTACCTCAATATTCACTTCGTCTACATTCCCGCATTCTGGGCATGTGAACTTTAACAAGTTTGAATCATCAGGCTTCTTAGATAATTGTACAGCAATTTGGTTGATCTTGTCAACTACTTTTCCGGGAATATTGAACATAAATTCGTCAATAAATGCCTTGTCAGTCACTATTTCACCATCTTCGGTTTCTATTTTGTAGATTGCTTCTGTTAGAAGACTAACATTGTGTTGTACAATCTTATTGAAACTTTGGTAAAATCGTTTTGCAAGTTCCATGTCACCATCTGGATCTTCGTCCGATACACTGCTTTCAATTTCTAGTAAAATCTTTTTACGCTCTATATCCATAAGACTCAAACGAGTTACACTTTCAACTGTTGCAGGTGAGATATAAATTTTTATACCCTCATGTTCAACAACAGGTATCTCTTTAATATCCGGAAACCTATTCATAAGTTGATTCAAATCAACTTTGTAATCTGTCACTGCGTCACATTCTGTACATTGATGCGTGTGCTCTATGTCCTTTCCGGAACTGGCATACTGTATTGCTAGGAACAATGACTCCGCATCTATGTTACATAGTTTTCTTGGATTTGGAATCGAAGGCACACAACTTTTGATGACATTGATGAGAGCCTCACCGTTTAACAAAGCATCTGGATTCTGTAATGATATTTCATCTAGCGCAGTCATTGGTAAAATTGGCACTTCATCCAATATGGTCTTATCAATCTCTGGATTGAATAAACCATTGGTTGGCAATGTAACGTACATTGCAGGTTTTCTGAAATACTTACTCAGTGGGTTGTTTGACATTGATTTTTCCTAATTGATAAATACATTGTAAGCCGTAGTACGGCGTAGCGTTTCTATTTATACATGAAACCTGTAAACAACGAGAGATACGATAAAAATGTCAGAATTTGATGGAGTAATTAAGGGGTTTGGAAAAGCGGGTCAGTTCCCTGGATGGGCGACCGACAAAGCAATGTTGTCTGTAGAGAAAGCAGTATCAAGGCAAGACAAACACTTTATGAACATTTCCAAACTGTTAATCCAGATTGCCAGAGGTGATAAAATAACACAAGGGCAATACAAATCCATGATGGATGAATTGCGTGGGATGCGCAGAGAGGATGAAAAGGCTCGCAAGCAAAATAAGCAGCAAAATGAGGATAATCAGAAGGATGACAGTAAATTTCAAAAAGAAAACATTTTCACACTGAAATTCTTGGGCGATATTATGAAGAAACAACTAGACGCCCAAAAAGAAGGTATAAAAAGTGCAGAAGACCTGAACAAGCGTGTAGAAGAGTTAATCAAACAAGGTCATAGTGAAGCATCTGCAATGCGATTAGCAACAGCAGAAGACATGGGCGGTAAAATTGACTTTATTAAAGGTGTGGGCGGTAAGTTCGCCGCAGGTTTAACTGCTGTAGTAGGCACAATAGCAGCCGCAGACTCGTTTATTATGGAAAACATTAATGAGCGATTAGATTTTTCTAGTGAAATAAGACAGTCGGGTCTGATGGTTGGTTTAGAAGATGCTGAAGGTACCCTATCTGAATTTTCTTATGCTGTGAACAAATCAGGATTCTTGATGGGCGAAGCGGCAGCATTTGCGGACAAGTACTCAGAAGCAATTGGCAGTCTGGGTATGTTAGATTCATTGAAATTAGTCAAAGACTTTGCATATGGATTGGATGGATCGTTAAATCTAATGAAAGAGTATGCTATGACATTCGGTCAAACTACTGTTATGACAGGTGAATACTTAGAAACTCTTAAGAACTTAGGCGCGTTAAACCAAATGAGTGAATCGCAACTAAGACAAGGTATGAACAATTTCATGGATGCTGTTTCAGATACATCCAAGGTACTAAAAATATCAATGGAAGAATCAGCCGCTTTGATTAAAGAGACACTTGACGAAGATAGAACAAAGGTATCTTTGGGTATGATGGCAGCCAAAGGTGTTCCTATGGAACAAGTACAGGCTCTAAGTGATGCGATTAGTTCATCTACTATGTTCGGCGCAGGATCAGAAATGGGTAAAATGTTACAAACTCGTTTAGTAGCAGGAGATAGAGCACAATTCTTGGCTACCGAAGAAGGTAGAGCAATGATGGACAACCCTATCACTGCTAAACTATTTGAAACGATAGACCGCCTAGCCGTATCATATGAGTCAACTGGTGATCCTGATGCATTGAAAAACGCAATGTCTGAACTTGATGTGTCTTCTATTTTGGGTAACATGTCAGAAGTTGATAGACAACTATTGATGCGCGGTGAAGGCGGGGTGTCAGGTACACTGCTATCAGAATTAATGTCTATGTCAGATAGATTTGACCAAATAGGTCAGGAAGCCCCACAAGTAACTGAAGAAGATTATCAAGCGGCATATTCACAAGATATGAGAAGTCGTAGATTAGGTCTAACATTGGAACAGTCTATATCCGCAGGCTTGACAAAGGCGAACTTGGGAGAGAACTTAAAAGATTTGAACCAAGGTATGAATAAATTATTGACTGAACTTCAACCTAAAATGGATGCGTTGGCAGAAGCAATTGGTGGTAAGTTAGTAGGAGCGATTACTGGATTGCAGGCAACAATCACTGACTTTGCAGGTGATATTCTACGAGAATCCAATTCACAATCATTGATAGATGCCGATGACGGAAATACAAATGATGCCATAGGATACAATCCTAGTGAAAGTCGTATGTACGATTATTTTGTCAATGATGCTGCAGGCGCCGCATTATGGGATATGAAGTCAGGTTTGTTGGCACAGTCAGGACTTGGAAATAAAGAAGCATACTTCAATGATGATTCCGCTAGAATGTTTGTAGACAGTCTTAAAATGCAAAGGGACAACATGAATTTATCTGATTCTGATTTTAAAGATGTTCTTACTCGACTACTAAAAGAAGCAAACAGTAATAAGATGGCGGTATCCGCAAATGCGCGTGATGCGACAAATGCACAGGAAACACAATTCCTTATTAATCGAATTAACGAATTGATAAAAACACTCAACGGATAGTAGTTGCGGCACAACGATAAATATGCTAAAATAGTTTAAAGGATAGGATTACAAATGGCAACTTGGAAAAAATATTTTAAATCATACGATGGTGGTGACCGAAGTATGACTAAAACCCCTTCGCAAAGTAAGTACGAAGGCGGTGAAGCAACAAACAAACGTTATAGTTCATGGCTACCAGAAGTGTATCAAGGACAGCCTAACCGTGTTCAACGTTACGGGCAATATGATCAGATGGACTTGGATAGCGAAGTTAATGCGGCACTTGATGTAATTGCTGAATTCTCTACACTAAAGAACGAAACAACTGATATGCCGTTTGATATACATTGGAACGAAGACCCGACTGAAAGTGAGTCTGAAGTTATTCAGAAGTCACTGCGCCAGTGGGTAAACTTGAACGAACTAAAAAAGCGTTCATTCCGTATATTCCGTAATGCAATCAAATATGGTGATCAAATTTTCATTCGTGATCCTGAAACATATCGTTTATTTTGGGTTGATCCATCGAAAGTAGAAAAGATTCTAGTAAATGAAAGTAAAGGTAAAAAGCCTGAAGTTTACTTTATTCGTGATATCGACTTGAATATCGGCGAAATGAGTGTAACTGCATCGGAAGACAAAATGAAAAATCTTCCTACAGGTTATCAAGTAGGTACTCCTAACACGAATGCAAATGCTGGCACATTCGGATCTGCTGGCGGATCAAGATTGGGGCATAGTGAAGAAGCAATGCCAGTAGATGCCAAACACATTGTACACCTATCATTAAGTGAAGGTATTGATAGTTTCTGGCCATTTGGAACTTCAATACTTGAGCCTATCTTTAAAGTGTATAAGCAAAAAGAACTATTGGAAGACGCAATACTAATTTACCGTGTTCAACGTGCTCCGGAGCGCCGCGTATTTTATATTGATGTGGGTTCAATGCCGACACACAAAGCACGAACACACTTAGAGCGTATCAAGAATGAAATTCACCAACGTAGAATTCCATCCAAGACAGGTGGCGGACAAAACATTACTGATTCTGCATACAACCCACTATCAGTAATGGAAGATTATTTCTTTGCTCAAACTGCGGAAGGGCGCGGGTCTCGTGTTGAAACACTACCAGGTGGTGAAAACTTAGGTCAGATTGATGATTTGCGTTACTTCAATAACAAGATGTTCCGTGGTCTTCGTGTCCCACCATCATACATGGGTGCTAGTGATAATGATCCTGACTCTAGTGTTAACGATGGACGTATTGGTTCGGCAATGATTCAAGAGTTCCGCTTTACTAAATTCTGTGAACGTCTACAGAACTTGTTGGCAGACGAACTTGATTACGAATTTAAAATGTTTTTGAAAAAACGTGGTGTTCAAGTAGAAAGTTCACAGTTCAATTTAACATTCAACCCGCCACAGAACTTTGGTAAGTTCCGACAAGCCGAAGTAGATTCAGTAATGATTAATGTGTTCTCTAGTGTGGCAGATTTGCCATACATGAGTAAACGCTTTGCGCTAAAACGCTTTATGGGTCTAACCGAAGATGAAATCCTAGAAAACGAAAGCATGGTCATGGAAGAGCGTGGTGACACAAACTACGCTGACGGAGATATGGCAGGTATGGGTGACGTAGGTTCTGCTCCTCCTCCTGAAGGTGATGACATAGGCGGTGAAGACTTTGATTTCGGACCAGAAGATGATATGGAAGATGAAGGTTCCCCAATCTCTGGTAATGAAAACGCTCCGGATGAAGACACTGAAGAATTATAAGGATATTGATAAATAAAGTTATGAGATATCAAGAACTTACAGAAAATTATTCACCGGAAGAAGATTCGATGAACACTATAGAGGTAAGCGATGTGCGAAAATCACGCCTTACCCTTATACATTTGTCAAAACTCAGAAACATAAGAGAATACCGCAAGTACGAAAATTCTAAAAGAGCCGATAGATTGTCAACAATTTATGGTGCTCAGTCAGAAGAAGGCGGCGACCTTGAAATGTAAAAAGACAGCAGTTTATCTACTGTTACTTCCGTATAAATATCATACGGTTACTTTTTTAGCCAAAAAGTAACCGTTTTCCTACATTCTCACATATAATATACAGATATAAGTAAATACTATTAGAACAGAAGTATGTTCTATAACTTTGCCACATAGAAAGTGGTTTAACCGATAAGGAGACTATAAAGATGCCAAGAAGTGCGCTAGAACAAGTGTTGGAACTTCTTATTAACGAAGAACGTGAAGCCGCGGAAGAGTTGCTACATGATTTCATCGTTGAAAACGCTCGTCAGATCCACGAAGAACTTCTAAGCGAAAGTGACGAAGTTGTAGAAGAAGATTTGGAAGACCTAGACGAGTCAGAAGAAGATTACACTGAAATTGAAGACGATGCTGATGAACTAGATTCAGAAGCAATTTACGATGCTGACGAAATGGAAGATGAAGAAGCCCTAGATGATCTAGAAATGGATGATGAAGAAGGCGAATTCGATTTCGATGACGACGGTATGGAAGACGAACACGAAGAAGAACACGGTGACGTGGAATCTCGTGTAGATGACCTAGAATCTGCAATCGCTGAACTTGAAGCCGAATTTGAAAAAATTATGGCTGGTGATGAAGACGAAGAAGAAATGGACATGGATCTAGAAGACGATGAAGAAGTTGAAGAATCTTTCATGGAAGATGAAGAACTTGAAGAGTCTGATGACGAAGAACTAGTTGAGTATGTCAACAAAGCAACTGCTAAGCCAGGTGATAACGGCGACATGACTAAATCTACAGTCAACGCTAATCCAAAACGTCCAGGTGATGAATCAAGTGCTGCTCCAGTTGGTGCCCGTGATGGTAACACTGCTGGCGGTAAAGGAGAATCACCAAAAGAAATGAATACTGGTAACGTTAATGTTTCTGGTAAGAAAGCACCTAAAATGAAAGGTGAAAAAGGCAAGCCAGGTGATGACGGTGATAAATCCGCTCATTCTACCCTAACTGGCCTTAAAAAGTAAGATAAGGGGTTAAGACTATGTCCATTCTTATAGAAAGACTATCACATTCACAAGCAAACGTCAAGGCGAAAATTGTTGAAAGTGATGATGGCAAGAAGGATATGTTCATGGAAGGCATTTTCGTCCAAGGCGGCGTTAAAAATGCTAACCAGAGAGTCTACCCGGTTTCAGAAATCGCTCGTGCTGTGGAGTCCGTTCAGAAGAAAATTTCTTCTGGATTCCCTGTACTTGGCGAATGTGACCACCCACCAGAATTGACAGTAAATGTTGACCGTGTTTCACACATTATTGAAAATATGTGGATGGATGGTCCTAATGGTTATGGCAAACTAAAAATTGTTCCAACACCTATGGGTAATATCATTAGAACATTGATTGAATCGGGTGCTACGCTAGGCGTTTCGTCTCGTGGCTCAGGTGAAGTTGATGGTAGTGGTAGCGTGAGCAATTTTGAAATCGTAACGGTAGACATTGTAGCACAACCTAGTGCTCCAGATGCATATCCAAAGGCGATTTACGAAGGACTAATGAACATGCGTGGAGGAAATCAAATATGGAATCTTGCACAACATGCTCAATACGACAACACGGCAGAACATTATCTGTCTAAGGAAATAGTTAAGTTCATCAACGAACTTAAACTTAAATAGGAGACCTAACAATGGCAAAAGATATCCTTGCTGGTCTTCTTGAGTCTGGTGTTTTAAGCGAAGACGCTGCGGCACCAATTAAAGAGGCTTGGGAAGCAAAACTAAATGAAGCAAGAGAGGAAATCACAGCAGAATTGCGTGAGGAGTTTGCCCAGAAGTTTGAACACGACAAAGGCGTGATTGTAGAAGCAATGGAACATACCATTGAATCTGCTATCCGTTCTGAAATCGAAGAGTTTCAAGCCGACAGACAAGCACTAATCGCAGAACGTATTGCTTATAAAAAAGCAATTACGGAACATGCTAAACTTCTCGAAAAATTCATTACTTCTCAACTTGCATCAGAAGTTAAGGAACTTCATGCTGACCGCACCAAGATGAACGAATCTCTAGAAACAACTAAGACTTTCGTTACTAAACAATTGGCGCGTGAACTAGCAGAGTTCCACAAAGACAAAGCAGAACTAGTTGAAACTAAGGTTCGCATGGTCGCGGAAGGCAAAGAACTTCTAAAGAAAACCAAAGAATCATTTATCAAACGTTCGGCACAACTTGTCGAAAAAACTATCACAGATTCACTACGTTCAGAACTAACAATGCTGAAAGAAGACATTCAACAGGCTAAAGAAAATGACTTTGGTCGCCGTCTATTTGAAGCATTCGCAGGTGAGTTCATGGCTTCACAACTTAATGAAGGAACTGAAGTATCTAAAATGAACAAGAAACTAAACGAATCTGCTGAAACTGTTGCTAAACTAGAAGCAATGATTGCTGAAAAAGAAGACGCAATTGCACAGGCACAAAAGAAAGTACGTATTATGGAAGACCGTGCTAACCGTAACAAGGTTATGACCGAACTTCTAAAACCACTTTCTGGCGAAAAACGCCGTGTGATGGGTGATCTACTTGAATCAGTAAAAACCCAGAATCTTAAATCAGCATTTAAGAAATACTTACCTGCTGTTTTAAATGAAACTGTTTCCTCTAATGAGGGAGCGAAACAGACTTTAACCGAAGGCAAAGTGACTGAACACACTGGTAATCGCAAAGTTGATGCGACTAATCAGAGTGGCGATGCCGATATTGTCGTGCTACGTAAACTAGCAGGACTTAACTAATCCAGATATAACAGGAGAACATAAAGATGGAAAATCTTTTTGAAGGAAATAACTGGGATACTACACGCGAAGCCCTACTAGATGGTCTACAAGGCAACAAGCGCGATGTAATGTCTTCAGTACTAGAAAACACTAAAAAGGCTCTAAACGAGTCTGCTACTGCTGGTGCGACACAAGCAGGTAACATTGCTACACTAAACAAAGTAATTCTACCAGTTATCCGTCGTGTAATGCCTACAGTAATTGCTAACGAAATCATCGGTGTACAACCAATGACTGGTCCAGTTGGTCAGATCCACACTCTACGTGTACGTTACGCTGACAATGCTGGCGCTACAACTGCTGGTTCAGAAGCACTATCTCCATTCGATATTGCTAAAAACTACTCTGGTGACGGCGTAAATGCTCCACTACCAACTGCTGCTCTAGAAGGTGCTGCTGGTAACCGCATGTCAA